GGGTACGCCAACACGACAACCACCACCACAACCACGACAACGGCCCCGACAACCACAACGGCCGTGGGAGCATGTTGTTATGGCCTCGACGGCCTATCGTGCGTTGAGGTGGCGTCTACAGTGTGCGTTTCGGTGTACTCCGGCCAGTGGCAGGGCTCGGGTGTTGCCTGCTCCGGTGCATGCCCCGGCACCACGTCGACAACCACCACCACCACCACATCGACAACCACCACCACTTATATTCCGGGAGGCGGGTGTGAGGGATCTCCATGCACCCTGGCCTGTGTTGGTGGTGTTTTCCTGCCGTTCCCGGCCGACCAGTGTGGCTTCGGTTGCTACTGCTTCGGCATGTACGGCCCATGCAACGAAGGCAATATTCAGCAGGGGTATTGCCGGCCCAATTAACCAAACCAAAAGCGATATGAATAAGAAACCCAAACTCACAATCGGCATGGCCCATTTCGATGACTTTCATGGTGCCTATTTCACAATCCAGGCGATCAAGACATACACCCCGGCCGAGACCATGGCCGAGGTGGAAATCATTGTAATCGACAACACACCACACACGGCACACGGGAAGATGCTGCGTGACCTGGTGGATGGGTGGTCCGGGCCGTATGCCATACGGTACATCCCATTCCCGGACACCCTTGGCACTTCGCAGACGCGGAACGCCGTGTTCGCACACGCCCGAGGCGAGTGGGTTATGTGCGTTGATTGTCACGTGCTGTTGGCACCCGGTGCCATACAGCGGTTCCTGGACTACGGTGCCACCGTGCCGGAATCTTCCGATTTGTTCCACGGCCCAATTGTCTATGACGATAACACTACATTTTCATCCCACTTTGACCCAACGTGGCGAGAGGAGATGTGGGGTATTTGGGCCAATGCCTGGGCGTACCGTGGCACCGTGTACAGCACCAAGCAAGGGCCGGATGGCCGTGTGTTGTTCTGCGACCTCATGACCGGTACGCCGCTCGCCGAAATAGAGGGCGACGAAATCCCGGCCGTGGCATGGCCCCAGCACGAATTGGCACTGAGCCGCATGGGCCACCGGATGCTCGGTGCCGGCCCCGACGAGCCCCCGTTTGAAATACCTGCTCAGGGACTTGGTTTGTTTGCGTGTCGGCGTGACGCGTGGTTAGGTTTCAATCCTCACTTTCGCGGGTTTGGTGGTGAGGAATGTTACATCCACGAGAAATTCCGACAGGCGGGCCACCGGGTGTGGTGCCTACCGTTCCTACGTTGGGGCCATCGGTTCGGACGCCCGGATGGCGTACGGTACCCCCTGAGCAGATTTTTGAAAGTTCGGAATTATGTGCTCGGGTTCCAGGAGCTTGGCTTGCCCCTGGACCCGGTACACCGGCACTTTGTCCAGAGCAAACTATTCAGCCAATTTGAGTGGGACCGACTGATAGCCAACCCGGAGGTTGCACCGAAGCTCCCGGCCACGCCGCAACCGGCCACACCCGGGGCGTCTGATGGCATGCTGACATTTCGGGACCACGGGTTGCCACAACCACCCCGGGAAATGTACGCCATCGATGACTTATTTGAATGGTTGGCCGGCCAACCACGCGACTTGGACCAACACATGCCCATCCTCCGGGCGTACGCCGGCCGGTGCCACCACGTGACGGAGTTTACGAAGCGGCGTGAATCCACCATGGCCCTCATCGCCGGCCGGCCACATACCGTAGTCACGTATTCCACGGAGCCGGATTTATTCCTGGCCAAGTTGCATGGTGCCATACCACGCAACTCGGATATGACTATGACGTGGACCAGCCACGTGCCCAACACACCGGATTTTGATGGAGATGTGCTGAACCTAAACGAAATCGAACCAACGGAAATGCTGTTTGTCGACACACACCACAACGGGCCACGGATTCGGGCCGAATTAGACCGCTTCGGGGCCATGGTGGCGAAGTACATTGTTCTCCACGACACGCACGCACACGGCGAACAGGGTGACGACGGCGGCCCCGGAATGTCTGGTGGTGTCACCGCATGGCTCACTGCGAACCCGTCCTGGTTTGTGGCATACCATACCGACGCCCAGTATGGCCTTACCATACTGAGCCAGGTGCCGGCGGACCGACCGCCGGCCCGGGTGCGGCCGTGGGCCACCGGGTATGGCACCGGCACCGAATTGAAGAAGCTGCTGGCCCGTGTTGGGATCCATGCAACCCCGAACTGCAAGTGCAACGCCCGTGCTGCGATGATGGACCGCCTCGGCCCCGGGTGGTGTGGCGACAACCGGGAGACAATTATCGGCTGGCTGAACGAAGAAATAGAAACAAGGACGGCCGCGTTGTACGACCAAGCCAAGGGACAGCCAATGGCAGCCAGGTTGGCCACATACACCAAGGCAAAGATAATGCAGGAGGGCCGCCGTGGTGTTTCCCTCCTTCTGGATCGGGCAATCAAACGTGGTGCCAAAACCACCATCGCGGCGGAAGGTGTTTGGTAACGGGGTGCCACCGGTGGGCCGATGTGGTGCATGATGGGGCGGAGACGCACGAGTACCACAAAGGGGCCTTGCCGTGCATGTTTTTCCAGATTGGCTGTAATCAAATGAACCTACTTTGCGTCTGCCCAACGTATGGCCGCCCGCCGCACCTGCTGCGGAACACCATCGCCTGTTTCCTCGCCCAATCACACAAAGACGCCACTCTGTTGATCTTTGACGATCTGGGCAATATCGCCCCGGCCTATGATGGCCGGGTGTGCATTATGTCGTCGCCGCAACGGTGCGGGCACTTGCCCCTTAAGTACCATGTAATGATTGACACATACACCCGGCTCGGCCATACGTGGGATGGGTTGGTGGTGTGGGACGATGATGACATATACCTACCGCACCATCTCCGGGCAATGGCCACCGGCCTGGCGGTGGCACCGTGGGCCAAACCCTCCCGGGTCCGGTCAACATACGGGCTCGCCGGTGGCCGTACCTTTGTAGAAGACGCCGCCGGCCGGTTCCATGGTGCCCTGGCCGTGCGTGGGGATTGCTTCATCGAAATGGGTGGGTGGCGGCAAACCAACCGGGCCACGTTTGATCAAGAATTTATCACGGACCTTGCGGCCAAATACGGCCACCCATACGACACGGCCCACGACACGGCCCCGTCGTACGTTTTCCGGTGGGAGGACACGGGCGCCCCCCATTGCAGCCGGATTATGAGCGACCCGGCGTGGTATGCCAAACACCCGGCCGCATACACGGCCCGCATAGAAAGCATCGAGCCGGGGTTTGACCCGGCATGCTTGGCGGTTTTTCGTCAGCTTGGCATTGCACCCGAGGCTGTGTAGTGCAACCCGGGCGGCCCGCTCTCTGGGCTCCTGCCGGGTTTGCTTGTCTATCGGATTATGTAATCCGGTTCGGTGGGCGGGCCGGCAAACCAACCGATCTCCGATAGGTAATCCATCGCCATTTCGCGGGCGTCCTGGTCGTCTAGGCGATAGTCTAAGTAGCTATGCACCGCCACGAACATCGGCTCGAATCCGCACTGCCAGCCCACCAGCACCGATGCATACTCGTAGGTCTCGCCGTCGTGGTTGTCCCCACGCTCGCGGATGATTGCGTTAGTATCCGCATTTAGGGTGCGGCCGGCACCGGCGTCGTCAACAACGTGGGAAACGTAGTCTTTAATGCTTTGGCGGGTCATCATCTTTGTGTTCCTTTTGGTTAGAAAATGGCCGGGTGCCATACGCACCCGGCCCGTTTGTTTGGGTGGCACCGCTGCCTTAAAAAGTCAAGCCCGTTTTTTCTGCGAACAATTTGGTGAACCAGATAGCAGCATCATAGGCATCTTCCCCGCTATACCCGTCTTCTAAAACGCTGTCAATCGTGTTCTGCGCGTAGGAGTCGTAAGCCCCTTTGAGGCCGCCATACGCGTGTGCTTGATCGATCGCACCCGCCACGTTCCCCTGTGCGTGTTCGCGTATGGTCTGTTCATGCAAACCCTCCTTAACGCGTTCAATGGATTCTTGCAATTCGTCCAAGCTCTTTCGGGTTTTGAATACAATTCCGCCACTGGTTTTCCGGCTTTGATACTTGTGTCCCCCGATGTCTCTGGTAATTTTCAGGGCGGCTTCAAAAGTGTCAGCAATGGCAAGATAGTTGCAAACATAGCGAGCATTTCCGCGTGTGTCGTTTGCTACTTGAGTAAGTTCGATCTGCATCTTTGCGTTCCTCGTGTGGGGTGTTGTTTGTGTTACATCCTAAGCTTAGTGTAATGCTTCGGCCAGAGCAATGGCTCCAGGCCACTTAAATGATAATTTTTCAAAGATATTATTCATCCGCGTATGCAACCGCCGGCCCCCTTTTCATTAAAAGTTAGAATGATAAGTGTTTTTGAAAACCAATCATATCTCTTGCGTCCTGCTTGCTCTCAGCTTTCCCAAACAAAAACAATTGCAACACTTCCCTTTCGTTATATCTCATCGGATACTTCTGCGAACCAAACTGATCACTTATTACCCAATTTCCATTGTCGTTTTCCATCCGTTTGTTAACGGATTCCTTAAATCTTGCTCTTAGGTCTGTTAGGCTCTGCTCGCCATTTAGGTTTCTTTTGATCGTTGCCATTGTCTTTGTCCTGTGTGGTGGTGTTGTTTGCGTTACCGGTTAAGTATACGGTAATGCTTCGGCAGAGGCAATGGCACTTGGCCACGAATTATGATAATTTTTAGACTTCGATGACATTCCCCACAACAAGCTCGGGAATATGCGTGACGTAGATAAATTGAAACCCCATTTCATCGGCCAATGCGGCCACCATGGCCCGCACCCGCGGCCGGTGCCCAACAGAAACAAATCGGAACGGCTCGTCCATCACCAACAACCGCCGCCGCTGGGGCCGGGTTAGGGCCAGGCACGCGAGCCGCAACCCGAACGCCGCAATATCCACAACACCACCGCCGGCCGCCGACATGGGGTCTACGGCCACCCCGTCACGCATGAATACAAGCGAGGCCTCTGTGCGGCCACGTTTCTGTTCGAATAGAATTTTGAATTCGTACGGCTCGTCAAAAACTGCGGTTAGGCACCGGTTCACAATTGCCGCGACCCGCGTGTGAACACGGGTTTGAACTTCGGCCGCAATCGCCTGGGCAATCTGCCTGGCTTCGGCTGCCACGGCCCGCTCCCGCACCGCATCTTCTAGTGCATCCCGTTCCACAGCCACCCGGGCGGCATGGGTTGCACCGGCCGCCCGGCAGGTGGCTGCGGCCTTAGTCCAGGTCTTCCAGGATTCCTGCGAAATCATTTTCAAATTCCTTTAGCTTTTTGGTGAATATTGCATCGAGTTTTTTTGCCCGGCTTTTGTAGGCCTCCAACTTGGCCTCGGCCTCTTCTATGGTATTGCACCCGTACGTTTCTTTGAGCCCTTCCATGGCGGCATCTATGCGGCCACGTGCCTGGTCTGCCTTGGCCTTGGCCGCTTCTAGTCTACGTTGAATTTCTTTGATTTGGTCAAGCATTAATCGACTCCAGTAATAACTTCCGCACGTGTGGGCACGTGCCCGGGTTCGCCGTGAGCCACGTATGCACGGCATCTTCGAACGACTCCCCACCACCACCAACCAGCTCGGCCAGGGCGGCCGCGAACCCGGCCGCAGGCATGGGTGCGTCGTGTGCATCTACTTCGGCCACCCACTGGTCTTCTTCTGTGTTGATGTGGTGGTCCTTGATAACCAGAACACCACCATCATTCATTAGGAGCCCAACACGTGGCCGATGTGTTCGTTCGTCCGTTTTGCGGGCCATGAAACCACCACCATTCCACAGCAGCTTGCCTTTGTTTGTGGCATTGAATGGGATGTGGTTGTCCCCGGTATGCCAAACATCGTATCCGCTGGCCGTGGCCATCAACCGCATGGCGTGCCCGGATTTATCGGCCCCGGTGTATGCGGTGGCACCGCCCCTGTGAACGTATTGGTGGATGACGGCGATATTGAACCCATGTTGCGAGGCCTCCGGGCAGGGCGTGGGCGTGGTCCCCCAGGGGAATGGCCAAAGAAACAACCCAGGAATCGCCATACCGGCCGGCGGTATTTCTGTAATAGTTTCGGCCGCACGGATGCACCCATACGCCGAGCGGTGGGCCTGGGCGGTGCTGTGGTTGGGTAGGTCGTGCTGCCCTGGGATTGCGTACATGTGCGGCATGTGTTTGATTGCAAATTCAATCAATTCGGGCGGTGAATTCCATTTATCAAAGATATCCCCAGCACAGATAATCGGGGTGGCACCGGCCACAACCCGGAGCTCCGTGAGATAGGCCAATTGCCGGCCATACCAATCCGGCTCGGCGGCACGTGCCGCCGGCGGCCGATGGGATAGGTGTATGTCAGAAACCAGCACCGCTAATAATTTCTTCCGGCTTGGCATCTCTTTCTTCATCTATGGGCTCCAGTGGCACTGTGTCTGTTGGTAGGTGTTGGAATAATTGGATGAGATCTTCCGTGCCCATGGCCGCCGCACCCGGCATAGCAAAGCACGCAACCGGGCCGTCTTCTTGGCCTTCTACCGCCGTCACCCTTATGCCATTTATCGAGTCCCACTCTCGCTTGATTCTATTCCACCGCCGGCTCTCCTCTGTCAGCCGGGTTTGGGCCGGTGCTATCCTACTATTCGCCTCGGCACGGGTGGCACCGGCCGCCGTGCGAGCCTTGAGTTCTTTGGTGATCTTGTTGTTGTATTCGACCCTCAGTTCTTGATCCGTTGTGCTGTCCCGTTTTTCTCGCCAATACTCGAAAGAGGTATTGTGCTTATCCCACCGCTGCTGGGCCGCACCGAATTCCGCCTTGGCCGCGTCAGAGTCCGCTTTAGCCAAGCGAACCCGGTCGCCCACGAACCGCAGCGAATACGGCCAATGGTACCCGGCCCGTGATAGTCCGAATTGGGTGCGGGCCTGCCGGCCCTCTGCGTAGTCCATATACATCACGGAGCTGCCCCGGGTGAACATCATGGCCTCCGGCCGTGTGGTATGGCCCCAACCAAAGCAGTGACCAATTTCGTGAGCGAATGCCATGACGGCCCAATCTCGCTTGAAATTCGCAGTTGTGCTGTACAAAATCTGTCCGGTGGACGGGTATGCCGCCATCGCCCATGGTGGGTTTCCGGCCGTGTATGGGTAGATTGTTATCCGTGTTGGGTACCCGGGTGGCACCGCCCCAAACTGCACGCCACACACGGCCTGCCATTGCTGGAGAGCCTCTATAATCATCTTCTGCGTCTCGGCCTGGGAGTACCCCCGGAGTGCCCCCGGGTACCAACTCACTGTCACCATACCAGCCTGCACCGTAACCGGTGGCACCGCCGGTACCTGGGCCGGTGCATGCGGTGCCGCCAGCATGTGGAGAGTTGGGTTGAAGGTTTTTCCCGCCGGTACCTGGGCCGGTGCATGCGGTGCCGCCAGCATGTGGAGAGTTGGGTTGAAGGTTTTTCCCGCCGGTACCTGGGCCGGTGCATGCGGTGCCACCATGGTGCCAAGTAATAAAATCCAGATCAGCTTTTTCAGCATTTTCGTCTCTTTCGTTTTGGTACACTGTCCCGCCGGGGGCCGAACGTGGCACATCGCACGCCCTCTATCCCCCACCATTCTGCCATTGATTCCAGCTCCTGCTCCGCCACAAGTTTTTCTATTTCAAATCGGCGAAGCTCTTCCTCCGTCCACGTGTGGGCCGGCTCGTGCGTTTGCCATGCGGCATCGTGGTCCAGTTGTTGGCACCCCATGAAGATACCGGCACCGTAACAATCGGTCCCAAACGCTTCAAGAAACTCCGCCTCGGATACTACAGAGGACGGCCGCATGTTGCACATAAATCACCAAAATCCGTTTCTAATTTTCTAGCCAGGGCATCGGCCACGGCGGCCGCCTTTACCATGGTTTCTTCTTGCATCTTTGCCGTATCTAGGTGGCGGGCAAATGCGGCCACCTCTGCCGCCGTCGTCAACACCGCCCCGGCCATCGTGTGCAATGCGGCAAGTGGGCCAGTGGCCGCCGCACGGTGGCGTTCTCGGGCCACGGTGGCCACCGTAGTCGCCAGGGCACCGGCAGCACGCGTGCCCCGCACAATTTCCCGGCCCGCCCGTGCAATGCTGTCCAGGCTCATTGTGCATTTATCAAACAACGCCGCCACCACTAGTTCCCGCCGTACGGTGGCAATGGTTTCGGCCAATTCGTCTATGATATCTTCTTGCTCCAACAGGCCCGCCCGTGCCTCTTCTAGGCCGGCAAACACCGTGGCCGCCGCCAACCCCGCGTCAATGCCCGCCTGGGCCGCCGCTAGTGCCGCCAGCCGCTTTTCACATACGCCCACGGTGGCTGTTGACGTCCGGTGTGCCTGGTTGAGGTGGGCGAGTGATTTGTCGATGATTTCTAGGTTGATTATTTGGTTGATTCGCCGGGAAACCTCGCCGGGTGGTAGGGAGAACCAAAAGGGTGCATCGTGCTGCCCCTGGAAGTTGTTCTCGTCGATGTTGAGGTGGAGGGCAACCGGATCCGGGACCCCAGTACCAAAGCTCGCAAACGTCTCCTTGGCCAACCGGTATTCGTTGGTCGCACCACGCCGCCGGGCCACCACCACACCGTCCACCGTAAGCCCCACCGTGGCTTCATCTGCCTCCCAATTGATGAATTCGGCACCACCCGGCCGGTTAGTCGCCACCCACCGGATGGCTCTGATTATCGAAGATTTGCCAATATCTGTCGGGCCGGTAATGGACGTCACTGGGTGCCCGGTATGCAACACCGTTCGCGTATGTGCTTGGAATCCGATTAGTTTAATTTGATCAATCACCCATCACTCCTAACTCCTATGTACAGTCGCCCGGTGGTACCAGCCGCAATAATGGCATTCGTATACCGCACAATTCTTCTCAAATGCGGCCTCGCGGCTCGGAAACTTTCGCTTCCGGCCGCACCCCCGCCACCACCGCCGGCTCGCTATCGCCTCCACCCTCTCCTGGGTTACCTTCCACCGGGTTGGTTGCTTTCTCTTTGGGCCAGGCTTGGCGTGATCCGGCGATTCCGCATAGTGTTGTTTGCGACGCTTTCTCTTGGATGATTCTGCCATCGACCACATTCCTTTGCCACCGTTGCCAATACCGCCCGGCTTACATTTTACGGGGTGCCACCGGCGGTGCCACCGGTAGTGCCCAACCCATCTCCCCGGCCCGGCATTGGTTGCCTCACAATTGGCACATGGCCCGGGGCATCAATGCCAATCCGCACCACACCACCCGCGATGCACACCACCGTGATTGTGATGTTGTCGCCAATTTTGATCTTTTCTTGAATTTTTCTGCTAAGAACTAACATCTTCGTCATCCTGTGAAGTAGTTACTGCCCGGGTTGCACTACCCGGTCGTCCTGGGCCGAATGCCGATAGGCACCGTGCCACCACCAACCGCACGGCCACCACGGCCTCGGGTGTTTCTTTTGGGTCATCAAACTGCCGGCACAGCATACCGTACATGGTACGGGCTGCACCCTCGTTTCGCTCAAACTCGTATACACGCTGTTCGTCGTCATTTTGTCGACGAACGATAACCATGAAATGCGGGTAGGTTACCTCTGGCTCATTCTTCGGCATTACTTATCCCCTCAATATGCTCCCGCCGTACGTTGGCGAAAAACCAGCTAAGGTGGCACCCGATCACCCGGCCAACCCGTGTATCTTGATACACTAGAATCGGATCCGGCACAAGCTTGAGCCCGCAATGCTTTTTCAAAAGCACGGCGAACTCGTATGGCACCCACAAAACGGCCTCCCGGCGGTCCCGCTTATGCACTACTGCCCATGTAGTCGTCCACGCCTGTTTGTGGGCCACCTCGGCCTGGGCGAAGAACGCGGCCAATTCCGGGTCCCGGGCACCCGGTGGCGAGTCGAAGAGCCCGCCAATGTGTGCCTCCGTGTACCCCCGCTTGAGTTCAAAGGTTATGCAGTCAATCAACGGCTGGCCTTCCGGGATGGTCGCGGCTATGTCGCCAAACTGGCCGGCCGTGTCACGCCCCGCCCGGTGCCGCATGTTGGCACGGCCACCCGACCCGGAAGACCGCCAGAACGCGTCCTCACGGCCACACCACCACAGGCCAAGTTGCACGGCGAACTCCCGCTCAAAGGAGCTCCCCTTACTGCTCGCCGTGGCCGGCCGTAGTACCTGCATCAATTCTGAGTTTGACCACCCGGTGCGAGCCCTCAGCTCGGCCAGGGCCGCCCGCACTTCAGATGCCGAAACCATTCTCTTTGCCACGTGGTGTTCTCCTTAGTGATTTTAGTCCAAGCTTCTCAACCACGGCGTCCCATGCCTCCGCCGGCGGCCCACCGGGTGTGGGCCGGTGCCGTGGGGTGCCATACAATGGGAGCCGAACAAGTTCTAGATTTTCTTGCCATACACCACCGCCGGCTGATATGGTTTTGAACGCTTTTGATTCCGGCTTCAGTTCGCCCCGCAGGAATTTGGCGGCTGTCTTCTCGCCAATGCCCGGGAGGCCCAGGATGTTATCCGACGAGCACCCGGCCAGGGCCTTGACATCGGGCCACATGGCCGGCCGTATGCCGAACTCGGCGTAGAATGCGTCGTATGTATACGCACGCCCACGGGCCGGGTTCCACATCCACACGCGTTGGTCCACCAACAGCTGATACAGGTCTTTGTCCGACGAAACGATGATGGCCGCGTGGCGTGGTGGCAAACGTTTGCATAGGCTTGCAATGATATCATCAGCCTCATACCCGGCCGCGTGCAACACGTTTGGAAATCCGGCCTCCGGCAACCACCGGTCCCGTAAATCGTCCACTTGTTTCCGAAAATCCTCAAAATCGGCATCACGCACCCGGCCGGCCTTGTACTCCGGGTGCATGGTGTACCGCAACCCTGGGCCTTTGTCAAATGCGAAGACAACATTGTGGGTCCCGTGCAGTTCGCACATGCCCATCACGTCCCGCAGCACGCCGTACAACACCCCCGTCGCAGTTTCGCCGTGGGATAGGCGGCCCATCCCGGAAAACCATGCGCGGTAGCACATGAAATTTGTGTCGATCAGAAGCCAGGTTGTTTTCGCTCGCATCACCCAACACCAAACCCGCCGGTATCCAGCGGGTCCCTTTGTCGTTTACGGTATGCAACCACGTCGGCCACGGGCCGGCATAGGCAGGCTGCAATGTAGTCCAATGTCGGCTCCGGAACACCGGCAAAATGTTTTGCGTTTTCGTTGCGATGGGCCGCTTGCTTGAAAAACCACTGCTCGGCCCATGTCCACGGCAAACCCGCCCGGCTGGTTCGCGTTGGCCCCGGCACATACTGTGGCCGCCCACCTGCAATGCCCCAGACCATGCGTCGCACGGCTTCGCCGTTTCGGTGTCTATTGCCGGGCAGTGTGCCACCACGTTGCAGGTCGGCCGCCAGGCGGCCGCATTGACCAAGGAACTTTGGCTTGGTCTCAGAGGGCAACAACCGCTCTAAGATTGTGTCATAATGCCCGGGTTCCCATGCGTCACTCATACCGTTTCTCCCGTTTCACCGATACGGCCCCCTCAATGGCGTGCCACACCGTTGCCACAAGCGTACTTAGTTCGTTCTGGAGGGCATCTTCTTCCACGTGTGCCACCAACTTCTCCCGGCTGAGCTCCACCCCAAACTCAACGGCCCGGATGGTGCCGGCCTTGTTGCGTTGCCAGTGCTTCCATTCTACCAGCCAATCTATGCAACCACCAACGTCATCGAACCCGTGGTCATAGTAGATGGGCACCAACACAGACCGCTCCCGGCCGTTGAGCCTGTTTTTCTTTACGTTGGCCCGGATTAGGCCTCCGATTTTAACATCTTTTTCCTTGTAGGTGCGTTTGATTGCCGTGGACACGCTGGTCCATATTTCGATATCGGCGTAGAACTTTAGTGCATGGCCGCCGGCTCTGGTTTTCTTGGCATCAAACAACCCCGCGTCTATGTTGTCCCGGGTTTGGTTGATGATAATTAGGATGGAGCCGGTGGCGGCCAGGTGGCCCATGATGCGGCGTAGATTTCGGCTGTTGATTTTCGCTTTTCCGTCGCCGTAGTCCCCTTTCGGTTTCCGGCCCTTTACACGTGCCGTACGGCCCTCCGCAGCCTTCTCTATTTCGTATGCACTGGTTAGCCCATCCATGCTATCCTGCACGTAAAGGAACGGCCGATCGTCGGCACATGTTTCGTCAAGATCATCGTAGAATTCTTCAATGGTCTGGCTGTTGCGTAGTGCAACCCGGGCCGCCATCTGCTTTCCGAAGAATTGGGTGAAGTCCATCTTGGCACCATGCTCCGTGCCATTGTAGATCAGCTGGTACTTGTCGAACGCCTTATTCTGGCATGCCTCCGCGAAACACGTTAGGGCGAAGAACGTTTTTCCAGATTGGCTGTCCCCAACGATGAACACGTAAGAGCCCGGGAGCCACCCGCCCTGCCAATGCCCGGAACATGCGAGGTTGAGTAGTGTAGAACCCGAGCCAAGCATTTTGCCGGGAGGGTATTTGGCACGTGCCGTGGTGGCCATGAGTTGTTTCCTGATTTCTTCTATGTTGTGGTTATTCATAATAAAAGGCCGGGCGGTTAAGCCCGGCCCATGGTGGCGCCTCTACCCGCTATTCGTCGGAGTTTGAATAATCAGTTAAAACGTCGCATCTCCCCAATCCTCGTCTTCATCTGCAGGCTTGGGTTTGGCCTTGGGTGCCGGTTTGGCCTTGGGTGCCGGTTTGGCCTTGGGTGCCGGTTTGGCCTTGGGTGCCTCTTCCGGGTCGTCTTCCCAATCATCCCATTCGTCATCCGCCGGCTCCGGCTCCGGTTTGGCCTTGGCCTTGGGCTTGGGCTTGGGCTTGGGTGCCACCGCCGGTTCTTCTTCTTCGTCTCCCCATTCGTCGTCGTCTACCGCCGGCTTGGGTTTGGCCTTGGGTGCCGGTTTGGCCTTGGGCTTGGGTGCCACCGCCGGTTCTTCTTCTTCGTCTTCCCAATCGTCGTCGTCATCCGCCGGCTTGGGTTTGGCCTTGGGCTTGGCCTTGGGTGCCACCGCCGGTTCTTCTTCTTCGTCTTCCCAATCGTCGTCGTCATCCGCCGGCTTGGGTTTGGCCTTGGGCTTGGGCTTGGGTGCCACCGCCGGTTCTTCTTCTTCGTCTCCCCAATCCTCGTCGTCGTCGTCTACCGCCGGCTTGGGTTTGGCCTTGGGTGCCACCGCCGGTTCTTCTTCTTCGTCTTCCCAATCGTCGTCGTCATCCGCCGGCTTGGGTTTGGCCTTGGGTGCCGGTTTGGCCTTGGGTTTGGGCTTGGGTGCCACCGCCGGTTCTTCTTCTTCGTCTTCCCCTTCTTCACCAACATCGGCCACGTCTTCCAATTGGTGATAAATGGCGTGCAGCTCGTCGTACGTCCGCACAATTAGGCACTTATCAAGGCACGTGGCCGCGTTTAAGATGTCCTGGTCCAGTGGCTTTTTTCGGGTCTTAAAATCGATATCAGACACTTCATAAAACTTATTTCCTGAAAAGGCCTCTTCCGAAACTCCGATGCGTAGGGTTGCACCCTCCCTGGGGTCCGCGAAATACTCGTACCCGGCTGCGTCTGGGTCTGCCGAGTCCGCCTCGATCCTGCTATCCAACAATTTGCCGAAAAGGTGGAAGCTAATCTCCCACACCTGCACCCCCTTATCCGGATCGGCGTGGTCGAAGAGATTCCAAAGCTGCCGCTCCTTTGGTGCTAATGATTTGATCAAGTCATCATCGGCGTTGCTATCCCGGGCCAACTCGGCACGGTGTTCGCAGATTGGGCATTTCCGCTTCGCAGTTTTTTGTGGGCACACGTACCAATCCTCTCCGGCCCCAATGCCGCGATGAGCCCAAAAGGTCCGCTCATAGTGCAACTCCCCAGCATCCGCCCACGGGTTGCCGGCCCCCACCACGTACGGCACGATTTCAACCCGCCGTGTCTTTGTGTCTTTGAGCTGAAATTGGGAAACGTCCGGCGGTAGTCGGAGCATGGTGCTGCCGAATTCTGATTTCCGCTCGGTGGCACGCCGCCGGCCGGATACTTTCTCTTCTCGCTTTCGTCTGTCGTTCATTTATTTATTCCTCTGATTTCTTTGCGGTACGCCGCACGCCACGCCGGCGAGCGGCCGTTTTTTCTGCTTCGGTGGCCTTCCCAACCACTTCGGCACGTGGTGCCGAAAAGTAGTCGTTCTGCCAAAGTTTAACGCAATTCTCTAAAGCACGTTTTTTGTGCTCCAGGGCGGTGCATGCCGCCTCCAAAATCCGCACGGCGTGCCTGGCTTCCACCACGGCCCGGAGGGCCGCAATGTATTCTGGCTGCTGTGGGATGGTGTTTTCGATGCCGGCCTCTGTTGCCTTTGCCAGCCCATACGTTTCCGGGTCAGTGCGTATCTGCCCATCTAGGTCGGCACGCACCACCACCACTCCGTTCGTAGCATCATCCGCGTCGCGGCGAGCCTCGGCCAGCCGTACCGAGTAGTCATGCATCAGTTCCGGCTGCCGCAACCACTCCCGGTCTAGTTCGTTTTCGTTGATCTTAAATGGGTTCATCTTTTACTTTCTAAAATTGGGCGGTGTGCCACCACGCTGGCTGGCCGTTCTACCCACCGCCCGTCAAATGAGGAACGTGTTGTATACAACAACCGCTCTTAGGAGCACTGCATTAGGTGGCCCACGTGCCAACACAGGTCACACCGCGGCCCCCGCTCTATTTACCTGTCGCATCCTGGTACACCTGGAAACATGCATAAGTTAGGCCGGCCTTCTTTGAGTCGTAAAAATTATCTCGAAACGCGTCAATAACCATGGCCGCACGGCCATCCGCCTTTTTCACTAGAACGGAATTCGCATACCCCAGCACCATGTACCGTAGGGACTCCGGGTCGTCCTCTAGGTTGGCCAATATACCGCCCACCGTGGCCCAGGTAATGCGTGGGGCCATGAGGGCACGTGCCAACTCGAACGCTTGTTTTTTAATGTCAGCGGCCGCCACGGCGGCCAATTGGTCTGCCTCATCTGTCAGCGATGAAATCTGGTCCAAAATCACCATCGCTTTCCGCACGCCACCCTCAGACGCCTCCGCAATGGCATCCGCCACGTCCTGGCTCATGCACCAACCCTCCTCGGCCGCAATGGCCACCACATGCCTGGCGATGGTGGTGTTGGGTACCTGGGCCAATTTGATCTCCGTGGCCCGGCTCCGAACCGTTTTTATCAGCTTTTGTGGGTCCGTGGTGGCAAGGAAGAAGTACACATGGGCCGGGGTGTCTTCTAGTATCTTCAAAAAGGCATTCTGGGCCTGCGTTGTTAGTTGGTGGCACTCGTCGATGACCCAGACCCGGCACGGCCCGGAGATGGGGGATAGGTGGCACCGCCGCTGGATGTCCCGCACCATGTCAATACCGTTGGCGGTGGCGGCATTCACTTCCGTGAAATCGGCATCACCGCACTTGAGCTTTTCTCGTAGGATACGGAGTAGGGTTGTTTTGCCGGTGCCACTACCGCCCGATATCAGGATGCAGTGTGGCACCTGCCTTCTCTTTCCAAACCCAACCAGGGTCGACACGGCGGCGTCCTGGCCGATGACTTCTTTGAATGTTTTTGGGCGTTTTCTTAGGTAGAGTACTTGCTTTTCCATTTTAGGTTCTTCCTTTTTCATTTTAGGTGGGGCCGGGTCGCGAATTCGGTTGGTTGCACAAGGCATGCACACACCGCCCCGGCTGTTTCTTTGGGTGCCGCCACATGCAACGCATGATGTTTTCATATCTTAAATTCCTTTTTGTCGAACCAAGAGCCGCCCACCGGGGCCAACTCCATTTCGATTTCCAGCGGTACTATAATCCACCGCCATTCTTTCAGCAGGCTCCGCACAATCTCCTGCACCATGCCCACCACTTCGTCCAGCTCGGCCGGTACAACGTCAAGCACCATAGAGTCGTGGATCTGCCCCACAATCAGGCTCTGCATCCGCCGCTGGCGAAGCTGCCGGCCTAGCCGTATTAGGCACCACAGAAGGCAATGAAACGCCGACCCCTGGATGGGGTAGTTTGTCACGTTATTCCGCCCATAGAGCCCGGTAATGTAGAAACCGGTATGGGTTGCAAACCCACCATTTTTAAGATAGTCGGCGTAAAACTGCTCACGCCATCTATCATAGACTTTGAACCGCTTTTTCCAGAATTTCTTTTCCACGGATTTAACATGGGCCTCGAAGGTGCCACCGGTGGCCGTGGTGCTATCCCGGCACTCGCCACGCTCCCGCACCCCATGCCGGGCCAGGTGCTCGTATAGGCACACACCATCGGCCGTTTTTAGGCCAAGCTTTTCGATATCGGCCCACAACGATTTCGCACAGGCGACGTACCAATCTCCGTAAAATTGGGCAAATACAAAAGAACCCTTGACGGCCTGCCGCACGTTTTTTGGTATGGCGGTTTCCGGGAGCATAAACAGCTCGGCCGCCGTGTCCCGGTGCATGTCTGTCGATTTGTCTTTCACGTATGAAATCAGCTGTGGGTCGAGGTTGTAGCACGCCGCCACACCCACCTCGATACCCTTGAAGTCAAGCTCAAGTAGTTGGCGGTTGCACCTGGGCACAAAAGCCCTCCGTATCCATTTCGCCATCTCTGGGTCTCGGATTGGTATGTTCTGGAAATTTGGTGCCTCAGACGAGCTGCGGTATGTCAGGGTCCGATGTAGGTTATAGAACACATGGAGGAGGCCGGAGGGTGCAACCTCCCGCCGCACGCCCAGGAGGTATGTGCTTTGAAGTTTCTTTAGGTTCTCTAGCTTGATATAATTACGGGCGAACGGGTGTTGGCATTGCTCCAGGGCCACGGCGTCCACCGCCAACTTGCCGCTGGCCGTGGTGCGTTCGTTGGCAAGCCCTATATGGCTGAAAAGTAACTTTCCCAGCTGCTCCCGGCTGCCAAGGTTGGCATTGGTGCCATACAGCTTTTTCCATTCGGCCCAATATGCATGGTCCCGAAACTGGCCCTCGAGGCGTTGTATGCGGGCACCCACATCGGCAATTGCACCGTCCAGATACTGCACGTCGATTTGAATTCCGTTTGCCTCTACGCCGGCCAGGGCCACTGCCCCATCGTGGATGAGGCGATATGCCTCCGGTGTGGATACTTTGGTGGACAATTAACTACCATTTCGCTTGGTGCTGTGCGGCCCGGTTGCGTGCTTTGCTATGCCGGCCTCTAGGGTGGTTAGGATGGTCTGGCCTCGGAGGGCGGCTGCGTTCCCCACGTGGGCCAGGATTCCACGCATGGCTGTATCCCTGGCCTTGTCGTACAAACCACTCGCATCGAAACCACGCGTGCCCTGGTGCCGGTTAAGCGTGGCGTGACACAGCAGCCCAACGTATGCCGGAAATGGTTGTCGAATGATGAGATCCAGATCCTCTCCAACACCCCGCAACCGGAACCCGTCCCGCCCGGCAAAATCCATGGCGTGGATTAGTATGCCACCCAAAGCATCAGACTCGTCTGCTCGGTTGTCGGCCATGTAAAATGCACCAACGGCCTCCGCAATGGCCATGGCGGGCGCCGTGCTGCCCAGGGGGAACCCGGTGTTTTTTGATACAAAGTTTCCAGAGTTAATCCGGCTCCATCTTGCAATTTCTTCCTGAATATCATCAAACCGGGTCTTGCAACAACACCCACCGGGGTATGCATAGGTGCCACCGCAATAACTGCACGTCTCGCTCATTAGAAATTCTCCGGTAAAGGGTACCCAATCGCCAGCATTTGTTTTTCAGCTATTTTATACTCATGAAGGGCGTCAAGCCCGTTGTACAGCAGCAGATCCGCCATATCCACCCGGTGGATGTTATTGTATGGCGTATCCCCCTCGCTCCGGAGATATGGTTTGATGTGGTCCTCGTAATCCGGAGTCCCAAGTAGGGCGAATGATTGAAACCCAACCGATGTGATGCCGGGCCGGTTATCTATCACGTGTGCCGCCTGCATAGTGTCCCAATACCAGCCCCGCACGGGGTGGCCCAGGTGCCGCCGTGTCCACCGGTCTTCGAACATTAGGTTGGCGGCCACCTTGGGTGCCGATGTGCGTAGCAGGGCCGATGTCGCGGCGATGGCGGCCCCGTGCCACGGGTATGCTATTGTCCGCCGGCCCCGCCAACAAACGGCCGCCGATACGATGGCGGCATGTTCATTTTCAGCCTTCAGGCACGTGGTTTCGTAATCAAACGAGATCGGGCCACCCGCCTCGGCCATTTTAGTCAGAATACTGGCGGCCTCGTCTGTGTCAAAAACCCGCCGCACATCTTTAGAATAATCGGGTGCCCCATCCGGCCAGGGGCACCCCTGCAGTTCTAGTGCCGCCTCGATGCTCTCTTCGAAATACTGGTTCAAAACCCCATGAGATTCCTTTGCCACATACGCCGGCGAGTATGTCGGGCATATCCAGGCGTTTAAGGCCCGCGATGGTATGCAACACCCAACCCACCGCTCAACCCCCTCCGAGTTGGCACCCCATGCCCACCGGATAACGGTAGACGTTCCCATGTACCCAAACGTGATGATAGTACGTGGTTTCAGCTCTTTTATGAGCTTTTTTATATTTGGACTGCAATAATCTACCCGCTTGTCATCCGCCGGTGCCATACCCGGGTGGCAGATGAGGGCGTGTGTCGTCCAACAATCCTGCTCCAAATCTATGCCACACTTCCGGAACACGCGACGCACCATGGCACCAACCTCCCCAGACATGGGCCGCCCTGTTGCGTCGTCGGCGGCCGATGGTGCCTCGCCCACGATCAATATGCCTTCGTCCCCTCGGCCGTATACGGGCATTTTCGGCGTACTACACCGGCCGGCCAGGCCACAGGCACCGCACGCGGGCAGCCGACGTTCCGGCTGCCTACCCTGGGCCAATGCACTTCCTGAAAAGAATCCGTGCATAACTATCAAAATCCAATCAGTTGCTCGGCCACAGTTCTGGCGCTGCTGGCGTCCGTTGCCAGCCCGCACTCAACTTGGCCCTCTACCCGTATGATATACCCGTTAAATGGGAATCCATCCCATGCAACACCGTTAATGATTCCACCGATGGGGACCCCGGATACCATTGGTGCCACCGTGCCGGATGCCTCGAGGTGGTCGTGGATGCTCTGGTGGCACCCGGCCATGGCAAGGAATGCGTTTGTGAGCTGCCGGGCAGTAAACACAAACGCCACCCTCCGCCCACCAATGTACCCACCCACCAGCACGCTTGGTTGTTTTTCGCGGGTCCCTTCGGCCGCCGTTGTTATCACCACGGTAGAGCCGTGGTCTTGGGTTTGGCACCCATCCAGGGCCTCCCGGTATGCCGTACCCAGGCCGTCTAGGTCTAACTTCACAATTACTGGGGGTTCTGATTTCATTTGGCTTCCGATAGGCAAGTGACGTATTTGAATTTCCCGGATTCAACCATGAGCCGGGTTGCACTAATCTGAACTTCCTTATGCCGCTCAACCAACTGGGTAAGTAGCTTGGGTGCGATCATGAACCGCACCGCCGGCCCGCCGTATTTGATGTCGCGGCGTTCTAGGAACCGGCCGGAGGCACCGGTGCCGGTAACCTGTACCTTATTCGCTTTGAGTTGCACTTCGACCTGGTTGTTTTCTGTGTTTTCACCGGAAAAAATCTCCGCACGCGATACGGCGTCGGATATGCCGGGCGGCAACATGGCCCGGGCCGAGTGATGCACCACCAACAACGCGTCCAGGTCGGGGAACCGGTCCCGGTACCGGCGGCACGATAGCACGAGGCCAGTACCGTTTCGGAAGTGGAGCCATGTATTAGTCTCCGCCTGCTCCGCCATGTCAAGCCCCACCACGTGTTTGATGGAGCTACTTCGTATGAGCGTCTTCTCGGTCAAGCCGGTATCAATCCGAAACCTGGCCATCTGAAAATTGTCGCAGGCCTCAACATGCACCGGGGTCACATGCACGCACGTAAGGCAGAACGAATCGTCTTTCCCGGTGGCCGCACAATTCTGAACAATGGATAGGGCCTCCAGAAGATCGTCGGCAATGGCGGCCCACGTGTCCGGCACCTCCACGCTCTCGATGGGTAGTAGGATCTCGGTCTCCATGCGGATCTCACCACGGCGGCCGGCACCCTTCACAACCAACACCCCGTCGGCCATTTCCACGTCCACGGTTTCATCCGGCATCTTCCGGAGCAGGTCGAGTAGTGGTTGCGCCACCACGGCACCCTCGATTTCAAGTCCGTCCGGCGTGTTCATGGTGCATGCGATTTCGTCGTTAAACGTCATGACGGTGCCGTTGCCCCGGAACACGTAGCACGTGCTTTGCTCCACAATGTCCTTGGCCGCGAGGCCGGGGCTCACGGTCTCCAATGTGTTGATAAGGGAGCTGCGATTGATCTTCATCTATTTTCCTCTATTTTCCTCTATAGTCCAGTGCGTATGCCAACAACCCAAAACAGGTCGCCGTCTTCTAGGTATTCAAGGCACTTGGCCTCGTATATGGGGTCAAGTACCCGGCAGTCGATGTGGGCGTGGGTTGCCTCGTGGTATGGTTGCTTTTTCACGTGATCGATAAGGGTCAGCTGCTCCCACCAAAACGGCGGGGCGTGGCGTGCAATGCGTTTTCGTGGGTTGGCCCCAATTGACACGCCCACTACCGGTATCGGCAACCCACGCCGCCGCAGGCCGTGCAGGATCGCACATGCCGTCATCCCACTACCCACCACCACCACCACCCGGCGTGGTGTTGGGCGGAGTGCTGCGATGCTGGCCACCTGCGGGACCGTGCATTCCATGGCGTCCGTGGACTCCATGCCGAACGGGATGTACACCCACCCGGTTCCCGCCCGTGCCGCCACGTCGTCCGTGGCTCGTCTTATTATCACGTTGTTATAGCCGGCCTTGTGTTGCACGATTTCCCCACCGTGTGCACGCACGTCGGTCATCTCCGGGGTGTCCGCCCCCCGGGGCATGTGGAGCCGTGCCGGGATGCCCAGGGAATTGGCAATGCGGGCGACTATCTGGGCCTGTGGTGATTTACGGGCCGAGGCCGTGATCAGGCCGGTTGCACCCGTTGCAAGGTGCAGGCATGCACGCACCTTGCCCCCACGGATACCCGCGTATTCGAAGCTGTCGTCCCACTTGACGAACAATCGCCTGCCGGAACCGGGCAGGCGATGTCGAGTTGTTGGCGTTAATTCCATTCACTATTTCTTTGAATTTTGGTCATAAAAACCGCGTGCCGCGTGCCATGCGTTGCGAAGTGCAAAGAGGCTTTCACCGTCGTTTTCTTTACCATATGCCGCGTTGAGCTCTGCCACCATGGCGTCCGTGATGCCGGCATCAAGCCCGTGCTTGCCAATGATCACCCCGGCCATGTACGGCCGGGTTACGGCAACCCGCACACCCGGTGCCTTAGCTGTGTCGGGCGTGCCGGTGGTCTCCTGTTCTGGCTTGGCCACCTTTTCTTTCTTCGCTGGCTTGGCCGCCGGTGCCACCTTCTTTTTCACTGGCTTGGTGGCCGCCTTTTCTGGCACATCCACCCCGGAGATTTTGGTGCCGGCCTTCTTCTTGGTGGGCGGTGGTGTTTCCGGTGCCATGTCGTTATCGATCTTAAAGTTCACTTCATCGCTTTCGTCCAGGGCCATGGTGATTTCGGTGGCAAGGGCGTCCGCGTCTTCGTCTTCGATTTCTGGGTCGTCTTTCAAAAGCTCCGGCAACCCGGCCAACTTCTTGGCCAATTGGTCCGGCTTCATGCGGCCGGCCGTTTTGAACCCCAATGCTTCTAGTAGGGCGATGGTGGTTGATCTTTTGATTGTCAGTGTGGTTGTGGCCATGGTTGGCTCCTTCGTTTGGGTTTGGGTTTGGGTTTGGGTTTGGTGGCATACGGCCGGCCTGATGTGTTATCGTTTCTTCGGTTCTAAATTCACCGAAGTTTTTTGCATTTTCTAGAAGTTCTTAGAAAATGGCCGGGTGCCATATGCACCCGGCCGGGTTGGTTTGGTTTGCTCTACAGGGTATCTATGTCGCACAATTCGCCGTCGATCCAAATCTCGGCGTCCGTGATGCCGGCAATTTCAATGGTCTCTAGGATGCAGCTAATTTGATCGGCAATCCATTGCTTCGCCAGGCTCTTGTTCGCACAATGTTTGGTTCTTGTGTGCTTTTGGCCAATCTTGGTAGCTATGCAACCGGTTGCTGTTTCTTGTGTTTCAAGCTTAATAATCGTTGCCATTGTCTTTGTCCTGTGTGGTGGTGTTTGCGTTTGTGTTACCGGTTAAGTATACGGTAATGCTTCGGCAGAGGCAATGGCACCCGGCCACGAATTATGATTTATTTTCCAGATTTCATCGTCGAGTAGATCACTGGGTACCCAATGTCTAGGCACCCGGCACACCAACACACAGCTGATTCGGTGTAATGGGCCTCCCGGCGGGCCAGCCAATTCAACCGCATTATCCCCACTTCTTTTTCGTCTTCGGTTTGGTTGATGCCAAGCATGCCGGTAACGTGTGCAAGTTTTCTCTTGTCTTCTGAAAAATTAGATCTCGTCAAAGTTTCTTGGGCATAGCTGGCCGCATCCGCCTGCGTGGCCGTCACCACTAGGCAATGAAACTCCTGCGATATGCGTCGCAACGCCTTCCAGGTGCCGTTGATCTGGTCCCGTGTGTCTGCGGTGCCAACGGGCGGAGCGAGGATATCGGCATAATCAATCACAACAACATCGGCACACCACCCCAGCCGTGCCCAATCCAACAGGAGGCCACGGATACCCATTGCTGATATGGATGAGTTCGGGTGCGTAGATAATCGCAGAAAGCTTTCTTTGGATTTAATCTTCTGCTCAATGACACGGGTTGCACCGGCCCAGGCATCCTTCCAACTCAACGCCCGGTCAAACACACGCTCTTCCCGGTCCACCTCGCCCCCGGCGTAGAGTGCGGTTGGTATATGCACAGTCTTCGCCACCATGGGCCTCCGGGCCGCACGGACGCCCATACGGCGGAGCGTTTGATTTTGTGACATATCACCCACCTGAAAGAAGGCCACCCGCCGGCGTTGGCACATGGCCCGCCACGCGAGATCGATGAGCCACCACGTCTTCCCGCGCTTCTCCGGTGCCATAAAACTTATAAGGCCGTCCCGACAAAATTCAGATCCGAGAAACTCTCCCAACGGCCCCGGGTATTTTACCAAGCACTCGTCCTCGTGTTCGAACGCGGTGCGTATGGCGTCCTGGTCGCCGAATTCAATGAACCCACCGGCCCCAATGTTTGGCGGTGAGAATTCCGTGATCAGTTTTTTTATGCCACCGGTGTCCCCGGTAGTAAGTTTTTCTGCGATTTCTTCGTTAAGCCGCTTTAAGGCACACTTCTCGAAATAACCACCGGCCCTGTCGATGATGTATTGGGTATTTCGGTGTGCCACCGGCCGCTCCATGTAATCATCAGAGAGGTACCTAAGGAATTTTTCGGCGAGTTGCACCGTTTCGTCGTCCCGCTTGCCCTCGGCACACCACCGGTCAAATACGTCCTCGATGTTGCCACCCGGGGCGGTGTTGTATTGGCTATACCAGGCAACGGCCCAGCCGCCGATTAGGTTGGCCCAACGATTATCAAACAACCCAACGTCGTCCCGCCACCGTGGTGCCACCGTGGCCAACACATGGGCATCCGTCACCATGCCGGCCAACACAAGGCGAAGCTCGCTGGCTTCGTATTTCGTGATTTTCACTTAGTGGTTTCCTCAATCATTTCATCAAAACCCCGTCTACGTGCCTTGTATGCATTCATATCACAAATGGCCCTCGCACCCGGTTCCGGGAACTTCCCAGACCACTTATCCCATACCACGACGTTCGCGTGGTACCGGCGGAACCACCACGTCACAAACCCACGTGGTGTCCCGAATGCTTCTATGGCACCATGCCACCGCTGGGCCTTGTTGTGCAGGGCGGCCCGGGTGGCACCGGTGGTGGTGGTGGTTGCACCCTCCATCGTATCGGCTTGCCTACGGCATTCGTCCAACCACTCTGAGAAGAAACGGTACCACGCACATACCGCACCCGGTACCCCGGTGCCGGCACCGTGTGGCCACGTGAGCTGTTCTAATTGTTTGATGATACCGTCCTCCACCCCATCCGGCGTGGCGGTTGGGGTGTTTTCTTTATGGCACCATGCCCGAATTTCTTCGTATCGGAGTTTGAATTTTTCTCCGCTCCAAGCGTGGTACATCCGAGGATGGGTGATGTTGGTGCAATACCAACCCAACACCGCCGCAACCTCGGCCGGCGGGAACCGCCGGGTGAGGATGGCGATTTGGTCTGCCCATTTTTCAAGGTTAGGGTTGATGTGCTTCTTCATGCCACGTACGGCCTGCCGGAGTTGGGTGGCGAGTTTGATGTCTTCGTTAGTGTGGTGTTTTTTGGTTTCATATTGTTCGAAAAACATCTCATCTTCTTTCTCAATCTTATGCTTAGAAATCGCCGTATGGTCCGTGTCCGTAGGACCGGACAGTATAGATACCTCTTTAGGTATCTTATCTGGTGTGCATTTTTGCACGGGCAGAGTGTGCATTTTTGCACACTCTAGAGGAAGTCCCCATGTTGCACGTAGTGTGCGAACACGGCCGTCAAACGCCACCTGTTGCACCAACCCAAGCCCCTTAATCTTGGCCAATTGCCGGCGGATGGTGCTTGTGTTCTTGGCACCCACGGCCTTAGCCAGGTATTCGTTCGATGCGTAGCATCCACGCGGCCCATGGTCCAGCCCGTGGATGATTAGGGCCAGCCAGACCTCCTGGGTATTTAGGCGACCATCTGCCACGAGATGGAATAATTCTACCGGCACAAATCCCCTCTGAAACACCATCAAAGACTCCACGAAAAAACCCCGGGCCGTCATCCACATGGGCCACCACAGGACGAACGGTACGGGGTCGGGTTTGGTCGTTGGTTGCCGGGTGGCCTTCGGCGTATGTTTATGTCGCCTCCGGCCACTTATTCCAGAAATGCCCGGCGTAGCTTTTCTGTCTCGGCCCGGGTTGCACTACCCGGATCATCAGCGTCTAGCTCGACGAGGTGTGTTGTGCCCGGGAATGGGGCCAGGGTGGCACATAGTGCCACCGCCCGTTTTCTGGCATCCGGAGAATTATCAAAACACACGGCCCGCACGGCAAACCGCGACAATTGCCATATCTGGGCGTCGCTATGATTTCCCACACCAAACACCCCCACGGCACCCGGGCCGGTCTTCCACACGTCGGTCGGCCCCTCATGCACTATTACGGCGTTCCGGCAGTAGTCGAGGCCGTAGAGTAGCTGGCCGGCCGGTATGGCCTCCTCTTCCGCTTTGGCTGATATCCATCGCTGGCCGGTGTCCCGGGTGCTACGGGTAGTCCACGAAACTGGCCGCCCATCTCGGTTGATGGGTGCATAGATCCGCCACCCAAGCCGGGCGTGGTGCTGAAGGCCCTGGAGGCCCCATAGTGCAACCAGCCGGTCCGGGTCATACCCCCGTCCCGTCAGGTAGCGCCGGTGGGCGGGGTGTAATGGCCCCAGGCCGCACGGCGGCCGATACGTGCCTACGTGTTGGGCTCGCTCTACGGCCCGCCGCCTTAGGCCGTCCTGGGCCGTTCTTATGGCGGGCACCGGCACCCCCAGGGCTTGCAGCGTCTCCCACAACCGGTGTGGGCCGCATACCCAACACGTCGTCACACCACGGGCGGTGGAATACCCCATCCGCCATCGGCCGGAACGTGGAGAGCAGAATGGGCAATCAAACTGGACCCAGCCACGCCGGGCGTGGTGGTGCCCATCCGGCGCCGTTGGCACCCCGTGCCGTTCTACGAATTCTCGGAATTCCATCGGTTATTTTTCCTCTTCTTGTTCCGCCGGCTCGACCGCACAATAACAACCAGGGCACGTATGCCCCGCGGTTTTTCGACACACTCTTGGATGAGGGCTTCAGCCGCCTCTTCCATGGTGTACCCGTTGATCGCACAATAGGCCTTGAACGCGGCCTTCAGATCCGCCGGTAGGCCGCGTAGGTATATCGAATCGGTGGCCCGTGTCATTGCAACAACCTTTCTGTAAGCTGGTCGTAAATCGCCAGGTCGTCGGCGGCACCGCCGTCCAGTGTTTCCGTTATTACGGATTGTTTCGTTTGGATGACTTTGCATAGGTGCTCTTCTATGGTACCGGCGGCAACGAGGTAGATTGCCCGTGCAACCTCCGTCTGTCCAATGCGATGCACGCGGTCCTCCGCTTGGCTATGGTCCCCCGGCCGCCAATACAATTCCGAAAAGGCCACCGTACGGGCCGCCGTTAGTGTGAGGGCCGTGATTGCCGAGGTGGACCCAATTAGGCACCGCACCCGTGGATCATTCTGAAATTGCCGTCTCATCATATCGCGGTCACGGCCGGTGGTGTTGCCATCGATGACCACTGATTTATGCCGGAGCCGCCGGTGCAACGCTCGTATCATGGGTTGGTGGTACCCAAACAAAACCAATTTTTCATCCTCATCCATGTAAGCGTTCGCCCACTCCACCACGGCTCTGCATTTCAGCTTAGCGGCCAGGCGCTTCATGTACCCCATCCGCAACATCCTTTCCGCCTTTTTCGCACGGGAGGCACGGCCGGCACCAAACGCCCGGCGGAGCCATTTGAGGAAATCATTATTGGCTTCGTCGTATTCCTCTGGGTTGCTAATCGCCACCGGCACCACGGTCCGCTCCTTCATCGGCAGCTCCGATAATACGTCCCGCTTAAGCCGCCGCACCATGCCAATTTCTTTGAGCCGGCTGTGTAACTCTCCCAGGTTCTCCGCCCCATCATACACCCACCCCCACGGGCGGTATTGTGGCTTGCAGTATTGGTGGCCGAATTTCGTAAAGGATGGGAACGAGGCCGGCCACAGCATGTTCAGAACTGGCCAAAGCTCCTTGGGCCGGTTGGTTAGTGGTGTCCCGGATAGAGCCATGACCTGGGGGCATTGACGGGCCAAGGCACGGCCGGCATCGGTGCGTATTGTCCGCCGGTTGGTCATGTATTGGCATTCATCGAAAATCACGGTGCGGGGGCCGAGGTTGGTTAGGTAATCGAGCCAATGGTCCAGGATTTCGTAGTTAATGATTATAATCGATGGGGTATGCATAGGGCCACGGGCCGGCGGCTTCTGGCCCTCGCACACGGTGGCACGCCAGCCGAGGTTGGCCGCAATTTCACGCTCCCAGTGGTACTTGGCCACCCCCGGGCACACCACCACGGCCGGCAACCAACCGGGGTTTCGTTTAAGCACCCACAGGGCCTGCAGGGTTTTCCCCAGGCCCTGCTCATCGGCCAGGAGCACCCGGCCACCGAACCGCTCGATGGCACGTACGCCCTCACGTTGGAATGGCATTGCAATAGCACGCTGGGTCATAGCATCTCGCTTATCGTAGAAAATGTGGTGTTAATGCGGTCGCGGCTCCAGGCCGGTGCTGGCGGGCCGCTGTGGCCTGCCTGTACCGGCTGTGTGCCGGCCAGGTGGGCACGCAATACCGCCCGGAAGTTTCGTGGCTCGCCGCCACGCCGCACGGCCGCCGCATGCACCGGCCCATTCACGTCGAACAATAGCCGCACCACGTGGCTCACATCCCGGTCGGCGTCCAGCCATTTCTGGCCAATGTCATCGGCCACCCCCGGCACTTCGTAAGTTGCGATTTCGCGGTACTGCAGCTTTTGGCGGTGGGTTAGTTTTTGGCGGTATTGGTCGTAAAGTTCGAACCACACCCATCGCCGCACCCCAGTCCTGTCTACTTTTCCGCTAAAATAGGCATTCATGAATATCGTGTCTGCCTCGGCCCGCAATTCATCAAAATTTCCGCCGTTGCACCGCACGAAACGGCCCACTGTGTCCGCAATAAGCATCCGGTGTTCGGCGTAGTGCCCCGCCACCAATTCGCGTTCGTCGGCCGTCAGGCGGTGTTGTCGTTTTTCTTTTTGGGTTGTCATATTTGCGTTCCTCGTGTGGTTAGAAAATGGCCAGAGCAATGGCACCTGGCCACTTAAATGATAATTTTTCAAAGATATTATTCATCCGAGTATTCGAGCACGTCGGCCGGCAACCGTGCCGCCGCCGCCCTGGGGTCCCCTTTATAGAACACCAGGACGTTTTGGTGTACTTTTACCACTTTGCGGGCACCTCGAACGAAGTTTGTGTTGGCCCGCATGGCGGCCGTTCCAATGGAGTTGATTAAGATGATATCATTGTAGTAGTTGGCACCGGCGGCCCCGAACGCACGGATGCTATCGCCCACGAAATCAATCATGCGGCCAGTTTTCGTGTCGCGGTAGTTGGCCACAACCCAAACGATGAAACGGTCATTCCGCAACCGTGCCACCGCGTCCCGGATGATGCCGTTGTATGCAACCAGGAACTCCTCATAGCCCCGGTTAGAGATGTCCTTCGGATCATCTGAATAAACTTCTAAGTTCCCATAGGGTGGGCACGATAAAATGAAATCGGCAACGGGTGCAACCGCCACCGCCACGGCACTATCTCCACACACCCACCGGGGCGCATATCGGCCTCGGGTGTTGCCCGTCATTTGGGCCGTGTTCGCCTCCACCTGTTCTGCCCGTAATTCGATGCCATGGTATTTGAGGCCCATGACGCTCGCGACAACGCCCCGCACACTGCCGCCGGCAAACGGGTCGAGCACCACGTCCCCGGGCCGTGCCCACCACCGATAGGCGAGCTCACACACCACCGGGTCAAATATGGACGTTTGGCTTCTGATTTTGTTGCCGGTACTGCCGTCCTTAAGCTGCATAGGGATGTTGTATGTCAACTTCCCAGCCCGCCCCGCCTCCGATTTAATGCCCAGGGCCAACCACCGCCGCCGCCTGTCTTGCCAGAATCCCTCCCTAGTATTCCATGTTGAAAATGGTGGGATGACGTTTCTGTCGTTTAGCAGGCCACGGCTGCGGGGCGTCTCAACCTGCACGCCAAACCCCTGGTCGTAGAGTTTTTCGTCCGTGTTCGCGGCCGCCCGGGTGGCACCGCCGTTTTCCCCTGTGTATGTTTGTTTTTTCATGGGTCTATTCCGCATGGCTGGAGGTTGTACCGGGTAGCAACGGCCGCAAGGCCGTCATGATAAAGTTGCTTGGAGTCTTGGCCCATCTCTTCATAGAGGGCCGGGTTGGTGCATGCGGCCCACCCACGTTGGATGGCGTCCCTGTGGGTGCCCAGGCGTGGCCACCGTGCCACGAGTCGCAGTGCGTTGTCGTACCGCCCGGCGGCCCATAGGGCTTGGAGTTCCTGCTCGGCACTAACCAGCTGTCCGTTCAATTCTTTCATTGTGCTGTTCCTTTTGGGCGTAACAAATGTAACATAATGGGGCGGCCTATGC